GCAACGTCCGGCGTGGCAGGGAGCGACGGCACACCGGTGGCGTCCTCCAATATCTCCAATATTCCGGAGGCCTATGCCATCCAGGTGGATCGGTACAGCGAGGAGATCCGGCGGGCGGAACGGCTGATCGCAGAGGCGTCCAGGCTGATTGCTCTGGTAGAGAACCCCATCAGCCAGGACATCCTGGATCTCTACTATGTGGAGGCGGAGCCCTGGTGGGCTGTGGCTGACGCGCTGGACAAGAATTACACATACACCTGTGGGGCGCTCCACGGGCGGGCGCTGAACGATTTCCGGGAAATCTACAAAAACCTGAGTTAACCTGAGTTTTGAATGTGGTACAACGATATAAGAAAAATATACCCTACCCCCCCCTCCGGTCATCCGGAGAGGGGGATTCCTTTTGATGGGGAGGGGTACCCCGCGAACAGACCACGCCCCGGAACATGGGGGACCGGGGTACAGGATGGGAGGGAGTCCAGAGATATGGCACGATCAGCCCAGTGGCCGCGGGTCAGGCGGTTGGCGTGGGACCGGGACAGAAAAGACCGGGCCCCCTGTCACATTTGCGGCGGCCCGATTGATTACTTTGTCCCGGCGTCGAG